CAATAATTGTATAGTTACTTTACCAATCTTGAATTTAAACATAATATGTGTTTTTAGTGAGAAGGTTATCAAATATGCTAGTTGCGATATGAGCAACAGTATATTCTATAAGAAGTCAAAGGTATAGTAAATAAAACTAAATATTCAGCAGTTTTTGGAAGTGAAAAAAAATTATAAAAAAATTTGAAATGGGTTTTTGGCAATGAACCGATTAAATATTTATTCGGCTCACTTTAAAAAAAAAGAATGGAATTACATTTAATGGAAAGCAAGTGAAATGGATTGTAGTTATAATGGAGAGTAATGGAAAGGAAGTGAAAATAGTTACATTTAGATGAAAATAAACATAGGGTATATTAAGGGTATGCTATACCATTAAAGCTAAAGATAAAAACAAGGATAAAGATATGAATAAAGACAAGTTAATAAAACTTCTTAAAGTTTCGTAGGATATGTAAAATAAATTCCTTTATTTGTGCAAAAGAAAATTATGGCTAGTTATAATCCACCTGTAGTAATTACAAATAACGCTTCACCTGTATTATCTGCAGATTTGATGTATGAGGAGCATGGGAAGTGTGGGAGTAGTCATACCATAGAGAATAACAGGGTTTTGGATGCTAATATATTTAATGCTCATGCTCTGCTTACCCTTACTAAGGCTTGGAAAATTGTTTTCTTGACTGAAACTTTAGTTATTGATTTTCAAGCAGACAATATGGCTACTGCTGATTATGAAAAACTAGGCACAGCACTTAGACCTAAAAAATATGCAGCAGGAGTTGAAATTATGGCGGATATAACTTATGTTAAGGTAGATGATAGACACGCTACAGGATGTGCAATACTTTATTCAGATTGCACACAATCATAAAAAAAAATTATAAAAAAAATTAAAAAATAGAAATTATGCCTTGCGAACAATGCGAAGAAGGATTATATAAATGGGGAGAAACAGGCGAATGTCTATACGAAACCCTAGAAGATTGTCAATTAGCAAATCAAGATGCTTATCTTGAAGAAACATTAAAACCTCAAGCAGACGAACCTGTAGATGTAGATTGGACTTATAACTTTACTGAAGAACAAATGGAAGTTCTGCATGAAGAAGGAGAGCTTTTAGTTACAGTAGAAAAAGAAGAAGAAGAATCAATGACACTTTTATTTACTTATAAAAAAGAAGAAGTGGAGGAGGAGCTAGAAGAAGAAAAAGAAGATGATGAGGAAAAAGAGGAAGATGAATTAGAAAGAGAATATGCTAAACTAACTAAGTCAATGTTAGATGATGAGCTTGATGATTATATAGATAAAATTACAAGTGCTATAAAAAAATTGAAATAATTTATGAGTGAAGATGAAAGACATAAATTAAGAGAAAGTAATCTTAATAAACTTAACCCCTACAAAGAAGCATCTGAAAAGTTCTTTCCAAATGGAGGAAAGATAAACACAGATGGAAGAAAGGCAGGGGAGAAAAATAATATTGTAACCACAAAGATTAGTAGAAATGCTTTGACTTGGGCATTAGAAGGACATTCAACTAAGATAAGATTAGCATTAGACAAGTTATTTGACCAAAATCCTGAAGCATATATAAATGCAGTATCAAAACTACTTAACTATACGGTTCCAAAATTATCATCTTCTGAAATAAACGATAACACAACTAAGAAAGTTAAGATTGAGCTTAATGAGGATGTAAGTATTGAAGATTTAAGAGCAAAACTTGATGAACTTAAAAACAACGGATAACGCATTAAAATTTGCTTTAGAAACCAAATTATGCGAATTATCATTCTATGAATTTTTTAAAAAGGCTTGGCATATCGTTGAGCCTTCTATTCCCCTTTCTACTAATTGGCATCATAAATATCTATGCGACATTCTGCAAGAAGAGGCGGAACGAATAATAGCCAATAAACCTAAAACGAAAGATATTGTAATTAATATCCCATTTCGTTCAACTAAATCACTCTTAGTTACAGTTATGTTTCCAGTATGGGCCTGGATAAAAAATCCTAAATTCAGATTCATAACAGCATCTTATTCTGCCGACTTATCAATAGAGCATTCAACTAGAAGTAGAGATGTAATAAACTCAGATTGGTTTAAAGAAAGATGGGGGGATTTATTTCATATTAAAAAAGACCAAAACCTAAAATCAAGATACGAGAATAATTTTCTTGGAGTGAGGAGGGCGACATCAGTAGGAGGTACGGTTACAGGGCAGGGTGGGGATTTCTTAATAGTTGATGACCCTGTATCACCTCAACACGCTGCATCAGAAATAGAAAGAGAAAATGCTAATGAATGGTATAGGACAACATTCTATTCAAGATTAAATAATCCCCTTACTGGAGTTAGAATTGTTATTATGCAGAGAATACACGATAATGATTTAAGTGGATTCTTAATGTACGGAGCTACTAGTAGATTAAAATACAAACACATTTGCATCCCTGCAGAAATATCTCAAGACATTAAACCTAAGTCATTACAAGAGAACTATGATGAAGATGGATTGTTTTGGTCAGATAGATTTAATAGAGATATTTTAGATGATTATAAACAAGCGTTAGGTAGTTATGGGTATGCAGGACAGCTTATGCAAAATCCAACCCCCCTTGATTCAGGAATGATAAAGGCAGAATGGATGAATATTGATAAACACAGAATGACTACAGAGATGACTCCAGTTGATTTCGTTATTGACCCTGCATATACTGCAAATGAAAAGAATGACCCTTCAGCTTTATTAGCATACACCTTTAAAGATAATAAATGGCAAATTATAGATTGTGTAAATGTATATAAAGAATTTCCTGAATTAGTTAAGTTTATTCAGCAATGGGTTCAGAAAAATGGATATACAAATAGGAGTAGGATATATGTAGAACCAAAAGCTTCAGGAAAATCAATAGTTCAGACATTAAAAAAAGAAACAGGGCTTAATGTAAGAGAAGATAAGCCGCCATCAAAAGATAAAGTAGCTAGAGTTCAGGATATTAGTGCCTCTTTGGAGTCAGGCAGAGTAAGCCTACTTAAGGGGGAATGGAACGAGGAATTTTTACAGCAAGTGGTGAGATTTCCCTCAGCAAAGCATGATGATATGGTTGATTGCCTAGTAATGGCAATTAATAAGAATATGTGGAGTGGCAGTAAGGTAGTTTATTTTTCTTGATTTCTAAAAACTTCTAGTGTAATATAAAAAAAAACCATATACTTGCGAAATATTAAGAATATTTTTATGAAACTAAGCAGTTTGAATAAAGAGCATGAGGAAATGCTGAAGCAATACCTTGCATTTGTGCAGGGAACTGTTTATTCTGCTACTGAGGAGTATGAATCTAGTAAATTTTTAGATTTCAATGAGATAATGGAAAATATCATAGATTACACTAACGCATTTAATAAAATTGTTAAAACTTCTCATAGGAGAGCAGAATGGGCTTACATGACTCCAAATTTAATGCTTTATGCTTGTATGGGGTTTTTGGCAGGAGTTAAAAGTAATGAAAATGAAGATGCAATAGAGAATTTATCGCAGGACTTATTTGAAAAAACTGTAAACTTCGTTGGAGAAACATCAGATATTTTGCAAGATATTAAAATAAAAGAAGATATGCAGAAAAAAATACTAACTATACAAAAAGAAAATAATGAGCATAACAATTAGCATTAAAGACAAAGGAAAGGAGAGGGATGTTGTTATTCCTGTTGAATGGAAGGACATAACAGTTAAGTATTGGGGGGAATTATCATCTGTAATCAAAAAGCATTATGATGCTGCTGCAGAAACACAAAAAGAATCTGAAGATAAAACCCATCAATTACTAAAAGAAGAATTTGGGGAACTAACAGACACTACAGAGTTAAACCCATCTCAAACTTTACAAATGAATAGTGATATATTTAGCTATATGACGGGATTAAGCAAGGAGGATATGAAGTTAGTTGATACAGACCAGGTTTCTCAAGTAATATCTACCATAAACTCACTAACAGAAGAATACAAACCATTAGGTAAAACATCTTTTGATTTAGATGGAGAAACCTATTACTTTCCTTCCGAATTTTTCAGAAAAGAAACTTATGGCGACTTCATAGAATCAACACAGCTAGATATGTATATAAAAGACATGAAAAATGGTAAATATGACATTCTTCCTGAGCAAATGGCTATATTATGTAGGAGGATTGATGAGGAATATGACGAAGATATTATACCTGAAAAGGCAGATAAATTTAGATTACTTACAATGGACATCATTTGGGAGTTCAGTTTTTTTTTGACTCATCAAAGCTTAAAATTAACGAAACTTTCCCATACATATTCTCAGAACAACAAACAACAACAGGCTCAGGAGTGAACACTAAAGGATTATACAAGACATATATTGCCCCATTTGGTTGGCTTAACAGCTTATATATGTTAGCAGAAAAATCTGTATTTAAAATGGAAGGTAAGAATCATATAGAAAGCGTTAAATCAACAAATCTGTATAATGTTCTCACTTATTTAAGTTGGATAACTGCAAAAAATCAATATGAATCTAAAGTACAAGAAAAAATACACAATCCAAATAAAATAATGTAATGTCAATAATTAGATTAACCGATATAGTAACAACAATGAAAAGCAAGTGGACTTATGGAGATAAGTTCTTTGGGTACACAGATGAGTTTAATGACAATCATGACACTCAGTACCCATCCTTACTTATAACTCCACCTGATTCAGTATATCCTGAAGCGAGCCCTAAAAATGGGTGGGAAGATTATTCTTTTGAGGTTTATTTCTCGGATTTATACAATAGAACTGACCAACAAAACGAAAGTATTGAGCAGAGATGGGATAACCTGCAAGATTTAGCTAATGAATGGCTAGATATGTTCCTGAAGAGCTATATGGGTATTCAAGCACATAAAACTACCATATCATACCTAATGGATGGTAGCTTGACTATTGAAAGAAAGAAAGAGGTAGCTAATGACCAAATGCTGCAATTAAAGATGAATTTTGGGTATAGAATATTCAGCAAGTGCTTTGCACCTGTATCTAACTACCCAAATGAAATAAATAGATTGATAACTTGGATTAGAGCAGACAGTAATGTTACCTTTAGCATACCGACTAAAAAAGTTAGTGTCGTTGGAGATGGTTCAGGGCATGGAAATGGAGTGACGCAATCAACATCATCATTACAACCATTAAGATATACTTATGGAGGAGGAGCATTAGATAAAACAATGTTTACATTTGATACTGATTTTTTAGTTTCAGATAATAATTTCACCACAGGCGGAGGGACAGGACAAGATTTTTCAATATTTGAAGTTAGTAAAATAAATGCAGTAAATGATGCTGTTTTTGGGTATTACGGATTCAAAACTGGCAATCTAATAGTTAATGGAGATTTTGCTACTGATTTAGTAGGATGGTTTATTGGGTCTAGTGACGCAACACATACAGTAACTTGGACTGCAAGTGGTGCTAGATTCCAATCTGGTGTTGTCAATCCATTTTTTCAATTTTTCCAAAATGTATTAACTGCACTTAAAACATATCAAATAACTTGTGATGTGGCTTATTCGGCAGGTTCAGGTGAGTTAAAGTGTAATACTGGAGGTGTTGACACACCTGCACTTATAGAAGGAAGTAATACTCTGTATAGTACTCCTACCGCAAGTGGAATATTCATGTTTTTAGCACATACTGCAAATGTAGATGCTACAATTAGCAATGTATCAGTAAGGGAAATAGGTGGCCCTTCTATAGAGATGGGGACTAATTCAGCAGGGAACTATGAGGTTTCAGTAAGTGATGGCACAACAGTATTAACACAAAATACAGGAACTGTTAATACGAATGATTATCACATTGGAGCTATTAAAAAATCAGGAGATACCATTGATTTTTATTATTACGATTCTTTAAATTCTATAGTATCAACATATACTGATGCTGCTTTTGACTTAAGCAAATCTTTTGAGGATGAAAAGTTTAGAATAGGTGGTACTATAGATAGTGATGGGCTTATTCCTCCTGCATTAATTAATGCTAGATACTTAGATGGAAATTTCCAAGAATTTGTTGTTTGGGATAGAAAATTAACAGATGGTGAAACAGCAAAGGTGTTGGACTACTTAAATAAAAAATATAATATATATTAAGATATGGCAGCAATAAATGGAGCAGTAGAATGGGGTCAGATACCGTTATGGTATACTGGTTGGGAGATGGTAAACCAACAATTTAATGGCAGGTATGCCCTGTTAATGTCGGCAAATATCCCTATGGTTTATCAGATTATATGGACTTCTACAGGCATTGATGAACAATCTATCCCTGCAGCGTCAGGAGATGTGGTGAATTGTATCTTTCATGTTTTAGCAACAACAGAAAGCCCTCTACCGGCAACTTATGCTGAATATGATACGGTAGCTATTATCAGAAAAACAAGAGATATAGCTAATACAAATTCAGTTAACACTAATATCCCTCAAAATCAAAGATTTACAATAGATATATCAAAAGCTCTTCAAGACCACATATCATATTCATTAGTACCTATCGGTAAGGGTTCTTGGCAAGGTCAAGAATTTGGAGGTATGAATGGTGGGGAAACTAAGCAGGATAATATAACTGAAACAATTAGTCCTTATAATGTAACTAGAAATGGAGCTTATAGGACAGTAAAAGTTCATTGTACTTTTGAACAGCTTGATGCAGATGGAATGATAATTACTTCAACTACAGTTATGACCGCCCCCCCTAATGTAAGAGTAATTAATAGTGTTCCTGACTTCAAATCAATCACATATAATTTAGAACGATTTATCCTCAATGAAACTTCACCATCATTAGATGGGCCACGCAGGGCTATGTCTAACTGCCCAAATTACAGCATTAGCACTACTGGTACATTTACACCTGGATTTATAAAAAAAAGAGTAAGGTCTGACGACCAAGCAGAGTGGCTTTATTTTTATATATTCAAAAGTGCCCCTGACGCAGTTGAAAGATTTAACTTATATGAAGTTTATGGTCAAGCTTATAATAAAGATGGAAGCTTAGGTTTAGATTTTGTTTTAGGTAGTGACTGGGCCCCTAGTGACGGAGGTGCATCTCGGATTTGCTCTGACATATCTCACTCTTTTCTTATAGAAGCTGCGACTCCTACTAATTTTGCATTACAACAAGACCAACCAGGTGTTCAGAATGTAGCTCCTGGATATATAAATAGCCACGCTTACGCACCTCAGAATGCAGATTATCCTTATGTTACTCCTAGAACTCCAATAACAGCTAATACAGACCACTATAAAGTTTATGTAAGGGGTGTTTGGAAAGATGGTACATGGCAAGCCCCTAGAGTTCTTTCTTCTACTTATTGGTATACAATAGACGAACAAGAACAGCAAAGTGTGTATGACCATGTTAAATTTCATTGGCTTAATACTATGGGGGGAATAGATTCTTATACGGCAACAAGAAATGTATTGGAATCTTTAAGTGTAGAAAAATCTTTAATTACAAAGAACTTACCAGGAAGAAGGTATTTTCAAGACCATTTAGACGCATCTGGTTCTGCTATTGCCCATAAGGATTACATTAATGATGGTATGAGAGGGTATGACACCTATAAAGGGGGTCAAGAAGTGTTAAGTGTTAATGCTAATGTAAATAATAAAGTTTATACTGAGCCACTAAATAAATCAGAGGCTACTTGGCTTAGGGAAATATTCGCCTCTCCAAATGTATGGATAGAAACCCCTACAGATGGAAGTGAGATGGATGCTGCTTATTTTGAAAATACTCTTAATCCTTATCTTCGCCCCGTAAAAACACAATACACTCCTATTATTATAACAAATTCTGATATTACTTCTTTAGACCAAGAGAACGGATTAGTTCAGTTTAATATTGAATATACATTATCACAAGGAGTTATAACTCAAAGAAATTAACATGATTTCTATTCAAATACTAGATTATAAATATGGTGAGTTTGAAGGAGCTCAGATGATTTCCGATTCCTCATTCTCTTCTTCTGCTGATTGGAATTTAGGAACAGGATGGGCTATATCAGGAGGTTCTGCTACTCATTCAGGGGGTGCCCAGGGATATTTAAGGCAATACAATCTAATTTTCCTTGAATTTCACCATTACAGGATAAAATATAAAATATCTGGCAGAACTGCAGGTAGTTTAGTGTTAGCTAATCATTTAGCAGGTGGTGCAAATGGGTTTTCTCAAAGTGCTAATGGTACATTTGAATACGATTGGGTTCAAGGGGCTACTAATAATGACAACCTTAGCTTATGGGGAAGTGCAAGTTTTGATGGTTCTTTAGAGTATGCAATGGTTTACCCTCTAACTAGCATTAACTTTGATGAAAGCATTGTAGGGTCTTTAGATGTTGGGGACTCTGAAAGCTTTCCTCTAGCATTAACTTTTGGTATATCAGATGTAAGAAGTTTAGAGGCAAGAAGCGGGACTTACAGTAAAACATTTAAGATACCTGCAACTAAAAATAATAATAAGATTTTTAAGGCAGCTTATTATGAAGAATCTTTTATTCCAAATAACAATGTGTCAACCACGAAGCCATGTAGGATTTTAGTTGATGAAAACTATTCAGTTACAGGTAAAATTCAATTAATGGCTATAGGTAAGTCAATTTCTCCAACCTACTATTCTTGCGTTTTTTATGGAGATAATATTGACTGGGCGAGTTCTTTAAATAATAAATTATTAAAAGATTTAAGCGTTAAAGACGGAGTGAATGGAAGTGGATGGGATAATCTTAATAATAAAGGAGCTACTTCAGGCATTGATTTAGCAATAAATCTAAATGATATTAGTTCTACCTGGGAGGTTGTTGATGCACAAGACACGCAGCCTTCGGGTGGTGTTGTAACGACAAACACAAGCCCTATAGTTTACCCTGTAATTAGTTATGGCGAGATGAATGAAGGTGGTATTGCCGCTACTATTCAATGCCTTAAAACCTGCTACGAAGCTAATGGTTTTGGTTCAACTGGGTATTGGGGGTGGGATGATAGTAATCCTGGAAACCCCTATGGAACACCTCAACCTGTATGTGATTGGCGACCTTGTATCTTTATATATGATATAATAAAACAAATATTCTTTCAAGAAGGATATACGATAGTTTCTAATTTTATAGACACTACAATGTTTAAAAAGCTTATAATGGCTCTCCCTAATTTTAAATATAATAATGTTGATGAAAGAGTTAGTGATAATAGTTGGGAGGGAACATTTAATACGGGGGTTGCATTGGAGGGTGGGGCGATACAGGAATATAGTTATGTACAAGCTCCCTCTGACCAGGGAGAGTGGATATGGCCTGCCATAAATATAATTTGGGATTCTGAATCTCAACTTGTTGAGAATACCGATTATACACCTGCTATATATGACAACAATACTGGTGTGTTCACAATGCAAGAATATGGACTTTTTGACATTAATCTTCAGAATCTTGGTGTGTGGCTTGAAAGCACTTGTTATGGAGCAGCGACAGCGGAAGATGTTTCTATGGAATACATACAGATTAGAATGTATATTGCCACTGTTGGTCAGTCAAGTTGGAATATACCCACTGGGGGGTATTTTAACCTTATTGGAGAGCCTGGTGGCACCCCTGTTAGATATGTTAATTGTAATTATTTAGGAACTACAGGCTATCCAAAATCATTTAGTCCTGATAATTTTATAATTGAAAATCGTTATCTTAATAAAGGTGACCGAGTTTTGTTTAAGTATGTAACTAAAGTTAAACATCACGATGTAAATGGCAAAACTATAGGAATTAGCAGTACTCTTTTTGGGGGAGGAGAACCTAATGGGCCTGCTGCTACTGGGATTTCAGGCAGGAATGGTGTTGTTTCGTTTATACACAAAGGAGAAATTGCAGAATATGGACAAACTTATGACTTGAAAAATGTTATAGATTCCTCAAGCACTCAACTAGGATTTTTAAAGGGTGTTTCACATTGCTTTAATTTACAATTTCTTACAGATACGGTTAGTAAAACTGTAACTATTGAACCCTTTAACACTTTTTATGAAAATCAAAATCAAGCGTTAGATTGGAGTGATAAGGTAGATTTTAGTCAAAATCAAGAAGATAAATGGATTGAAAATGAATTATCAAGGGAGGTAATCTTTAAGTATAAAACTGATGGAGATGACAAGGTTGTAGAGCATAGAGGAATAACATATTGGGATAGTATTCTTGATGAATATCCTTATAGAGAGTTTTTGTCAAATGAGTTTTCCGTAGGTAAAGCTATTTTTGAAAATCCATTTTTTGCAGGAACATTTAACGCAAGGGATAAAGAAAATAATCTCGGATGGGTGCCAAACGCAGCTTGGGGTGCCGTTCTTTGGGGAACCTGTGATACTACACCGCCATCAATACCGACAGGTGGAAGCGGATGTAGACCTTCTAAAGGATATAATTTTGTTCCAAGAATATTAAATTGGAATAGATTGCAATGTGCAAGCTACGCATATACAGCCCAAATGCTATATGCCGTTATTCAAACTTGGATATCTACAAGGACGGTATGGTCTGCGGCAGTTACAGGTGCAACTTCTCAAATATATCCTCAAGCAAATTCTTATGACCCATTTGACTCAACAGTTCCATTGCTTACTTATGGGAGTCATTATGTAGCTGACAGAGATTGTGTTACTGGAAGTATTAGTGGTAATGCGATACAGAAAGGTCTTTATCAAACATACTATCAGAAGCAGATAGAAATGATGAAAACAACTCCAAGATTAAAAACGATTTACTTAAACTTAAAATTAAGTGATATTCAAAATTTAAACTTAAGGAGGTTGGTGTATATTGGAGGTACATATTACAGGATAAATCAAATTATAGATTTTCAGCCAAATAATAACTCTACAACAAAGGTGGAATTAGTTTTATGGGAGGAGCAAGGAGATTTTCCTGCCGTAACAGCTCCTGGATTTTAAAAACAATTAAATGCAAATACAATTAAATCAAATAAATAGTGAGGGTCAGGCATTGCAAAACGGATTAGATGTTTTTATATCTATACCTGTATATGCAGGGGAATTACTATCTTATGGCGATTCGTTTCTAACACTTACGATTACAGGTGCTCCTGATTATGCTTCATCTACTTTAAGTTATGATTCTGAAGTAATATCAAATGCTCCTGCCACCAACCCAAATGTTTGGTACAGGTATCATACTGAAGGAACTTCCTATCCTGTAGCTTTAGCCCCATTATCATCAACCAATATGCTTTCAATGCAGGGTGTTTTCTCTATATTATCAAGTCATTCAGGAATGTATCAAAAATTATCAGGATTATTAATTGGAAATGAATATCAGGTTACGATTAATTTTCACGAAAACAACGCAGTAGGAAGTTTAAGCTTTAGTAGGTTTTACTATGCAAACGAAAATTCAACTACAGCTATTCAAACTGCGGTAACAGTATATACGCTTCCTACACCTCAAATCACCTTTAGTTTTACGGCTAAAAGCATTAGCGATATAGTGTTCTTTGATTTTAGCACTACTTCAGCTAGTTCAAGTTGTAGTATTTCTTCTATTAAAATTCAAGAAAAAAACAATTATCAAATGATTGTAGTTACAGAATTAGCTGACGGAAATATGTGTAAGGTGTTAAGAAGAAAATTTGGTGACGAAAGCCTAGAAGAAGAAGTGTAATGGCTAAATATAAATTCATAGAAGATGCGTTAAGAAAAGAAGCTCCTCATGTAAGGCGAGAGCTTAGAAAAGAATTAAAAAAGCAACAACATATAGCTTCAGGAAAGTTATATGATGGATTTAAAGATACGATAAAAATAGGCTCTGACAGTATATCTCTTTTGATTACTAATGACACTCCATATATGTGGCTTGTTAATAATGGTAAGAGTGGGGGGGTAAAGGCAGGGGAAGATGAATATGAAGAAATACTTAAGTGGGTTTCCGAAAAGGAAGGTAGAGGGAAGTTAAGCTTTGCAAGCGACCACGAAAGAGATAATTTTGTTCAAAAAGTCAAGCGTAATTTAGAGAAGCAATATTTCACTAAGTCAGGAGATAGAAATGTCCCCCCTTATGGACATAAAAGATACTTTTTTATTGATATTGCTAAACATAAGATAGCTAAGGGAAAAATGAGTTCAAGGATAGGAAATGCAATAACTAAAGAGGTTGAGGGTATTATAAATAAAGAATTGATTAAGGCAGAAATTAAATTAACAATAGGATAATAAAGACATGGCATTAAACAGTAAGGTAGCAATAGATATTCAGATAAAAAA